AAAGAACTAGTGAAGCAGAGCCAGGAAGAATTGGAGTAAGGTGGAGTGGTAATCCAAAATTTGAACATGAACAACATAGATTATTTCCACCCGAACTTATGTTTGATGCTGTAAAAGGATTTAATTGTGTATCATTACAAAGGGATAAGGATGAGGAATTAAGACCAGAATGGATGGCAACAACTGGTTTAGGAAGTTGGAAAAACACAAGATTTTCAATTAGTAAATGTGAACTTGTTATTACTTCTTGTACCAGTGTTGCACATTTGGCAGCCGCAATGGGAATAGAAACATGGATTGTAGTTCCAATATTATCATATTATCTATGGTCACTGCCGGGAAATAAATCCCCATTTTATGATAGCGTAACTTTATACAGACAAAAGGAATATGGAGATTGGACTTATCCATTTGAACAGATTAGAAAAGATTTAGAAAAAAGAAAATGGTTAAAAAAATAGGAGCATGATATGTGGGCATTAGTTAAGGATGGTAAAATAGATACAATTTATAGTGGCACAAGAGCTGTCATACTTAATGGTATACAATATCCACATAATATGTTTACATTGTATACTACTAATGAAAAGAAACTTATTGGAATTTATGATATAGTTCGGAAGGATGCTCCTGATCCGAATTTTTATGATATTGGAACTTCTAGTTATACTTATAATTCTGATACAGATACGGTTAATGAAGATTTTGATGTAACAGAAAAAGACTTAGCAACTATGAAATCTACTGCTGATGATGCTGCAAAACGAAAATCACATACAGAGATTCAACCTTTGAGTTGGTTAGCACAACGAAAGACTTTTGATAATTCAAAAACAATTCCTAGTGCAGTAAAAACATATGCCGCAGCTGTTCGTAGTCATTGTGCGACAATTTGTACAGCTGTTGATGGTTGTTCTGACCTAGATGCTTTTAAAACTGTACATGCTAAAATATATGATGAAGATGGTGAGTATTATACATGGCCTGATGATTCAAGTGTAGAGGAATATAAAAGATACTAATTTGTACTGCTAATTTTTGTAAGGTAGTGGTTTAATATGAAATAATAGTGAGAATAGTGATGTTTTTTAAAAAGAAAATAAATAATGATATAATTTTTTCAAGTATCTATAAAGGATTACCAGAAATTGTTCCCATCAGGGAATCAAAATATTTTCATTTAGAGATTGCGGAAACTAATGTCTAAAATGGATTATATTTTTAATAACCCCCCCCATGTTAATAATTTATTTTCAAGTCAAGTATGGAAACATCAGACAGATAAAATAGATAACAGAAAACTTGAAAATATTATATTAGAAAAAGAACAAAAAGATAAAGGTGTTACATTTACTAATGTCGGAGGATGGCAAAGTTCTCCTATAAATTTAAAAGAAGAAGAAGGATTTGAATGTATCTATAATTATATAAATGAATGTATGGAAGTTATTTTGATGAGAAATAACTATAAACAACACTTGGCCCTTCAGTCTAGTCATGGATGGATGAATATAAATCGAAAAGGAGATTTTAATAGGGAACATGTTCATCCCGATTGTCATTGGTCAGGTGTGTATTATGTAAAGGTTCGAGCTAATTGTGGTGAACTTATATTTCATAATCCTATAGCTGCTAGTTCAATGGTAGATTCTAGTCATCTTTTAAATATAAAATCCAAGAAAACCGATTATGATATTATTGGAGAACAACAAAATAATTTTGTAGATTCTTCTTTTCTTGGTGGAGTGACACTAGACCCCCATGAAGGAACACTTTTAATATTTCCTTCTTGGCTTTTTCATTCAGTTTATCCCAATAGGTCAGATTATGATAGAATAAGTATTAGCTTTAATATTAAGATTATGGTTCCAGAGGAAACAAATGAATAATTCTCTTTATAATATTCAAGATAATGTATTAGATGAACGAGACTTGAATGATATATTGAATAATTTTCTGTTTAATATGGATCAGAAAGAAGGGATACATAATTTTGTGAATGCTAAATCAGTTCCTTGGCATGTAGTTAAACATAATTCAAATTCAATTCATTTTTCTCATCTTGCATATGATCAACAAACTATAGCAAGCAAATGGTTTAATATTTTGGGCCCAGTGTTGTGTGTATTGAATCCTAAATCATTAGTAAGAATTAAAGCTAATTTATTCCCCAAAACAACAAATATTGAAGAGCATGGGTATCATGTTGATTTTCCTTTTGAATGTTCAACATCTATCTTTTATTTAAATACAAACAATGGTTACACCAAATTTGAGGATGGAACTGTTGTTGAAAGTATTTCTAATAGATTACTTACTTTCTCTACTTTATGTAAACACACCAGTTCAAGTTGCACTGATGTAGAAGCTAGAGTCAACATTAACTTTAATTATTTTTAATGAATCATGTGGATATTATATAAATATATGATATAATAAGTCTTATAAATAAAAGAAACATTCTTTAAAGGAAAATCATATGGCAGTAACAAAAATCACTGGAGCTGGTTTAGGTTTACCAAATGCTGATGGTAATGCATTAGGTGGCACTTCTAATGAATGGTCTGACTTGTATTTGGCAGATGGTGGAATACTTTATCTTGGTAACGATCAAGATGTTACCTTAACTCATGTCGCTGATACGGGCGTTCTTTTAAACAGTTCAAGAAAAATACAATTTGGTGACAGTGCTACTTTTATTCATCAAAGTTCAGACGGTGTTATGACAGTTGACGGTGAAGCAACAATTGATTTAAATGCTTCTACTGCTGTTTTAGTAAGTAATGACCTTAAATTAAATAGTGATTCTGCTGTACTAGGATTTGGCGCAGATAATGATGTTACTTTAACTCATGCAGCTGATACAAGTTTAACTTGTAATCTTATGGTGGCTGCTACAACCTTTGAACCATCTGCTGATACTTCTTCTGGAGATAATGCTGCTATTGGGTATACCTCAGCTGAAGGCCTGATACTCACTGGTCAAGGCTCAACTGACGATGTAACCATTAAGAATGATGCTGATGCTGCTGTTATTGCTGTTCCAACTGGTACAACCAATGTAGATGTTGTTGGAGATGTAGCTGCGGATTCATTTAATCTCCCCATAACTCTAAACGGTACTGATGGTTCTTCTACTCATGCTGGAGATAATATTATTCTTGATGCCAGTGCGTCAGGAGTAGATGCTGGTGAAAAATTATTGTATGAAGGTATTCCGCCTGATGAAGTAAGTGTTTCCGATTTGGCAGCCGGAACTGATGGCCATATTATCACTTATAATGCTAGTGGCTATCCGACTACTGTGGGCCCAGGCACAGATGGCCAAGTTTTAACCTCAACTGGTGCTGGAAGTCCACCAGCGTTTGAAACTGCTGCTGCTGGTGGTGCTTGGACTTTAATTGGTTCAGCCACAGCCGATAATTCAGCGTCATTAACCATTACAGGTATGGATACGACATATAGAAGCTTCGCTGTGCGTATGACGAATTTCCAACCAGCTAGTGACAACGCCGAGGCTAAACTACACGTAGGTGACTCTGGCGGACTGCAAACAGAGAGTGCCTATTATGTCCATGCCGGTAAAATAACGAGCAACACATATACGTATGATGGTTTTGCTGGTAATCCAATCACCTCAATGGTGTTGACCTCTTATATCGGAAACAATACTGGAGAAATTGGTGGTGGCACTATTTTTATCGGTAGAACTGGAAATACTGTATCTTTTGACGGAACTATAGCGTTTGGACATACGTCTGGTGGTTCCGTTGGAGGTTGGGTATGTGCATTATATAAAGGCGGTACTTTTGCAATGACTCAAGTTCGATTTACTTACGGTTCAGGTAATATAACTACAGGTACAATGGACTTATGGGGGTTATCTCATGCCTAGACATCATACGATTTGGGATTCGGTCCAGAAAAAACAGATAGACGTTCTCTTCACAGCTGAAGAAGAAACTGCTCGTGATGCAGAAGAGAAGGCTTGGGCAGATGGAGCTAATGCTAGGGCTTTCGCAGAATTGAGAAACGAACGGAATGCATTGTTAGCAGAAACCGATTTTTATGCTTTAAGCGATGTTACTATGTCATCAGATATGGGAACTTATCGTCAAGAATTGCGCGATTTGCCAGCAGATACTTCAGACCCTACTGACGTAACTTGGCCGGCCAAACCTAGTTAATGTGAACTAAATAGAACTAAAGGATTAAAATATGCCGTATATAGGAAAATCGCCGGAACATGGAAATTTCTCTGAATTAACTGATGTTTCTGGTAGTTTTAATGCGTCTACTACGCAATTTGCTTTGACAACTAGGATAGGCGGTATTGCGATTACTCCTGTTGTTGAGTCAGCGTTACTTATTAGTTTGGATGGTGTTATTCAAGAACCAACTACTGATTATACGGTTTCTGGTACAAATATTACATTCACTACTGCTCCTGCTTCTACAGTTTCATTTTTTGGTGTTGTTATGGGAAGACAATTAGATGTTGGTACTCCTAGTGATGGGACAATAACCCAAGCAAAATTAGCTAGTACTTTTATGACAGGAGCCACAGATATTGGTGCAGATATTGTTGATGCAGATTTAATTTTTCTTGATGATGGTGCTGGTGGTAATCTTAGAAAAGCAACATTCTCGCGTTTTAAAACTTATGTTGCGTCCGCGGCATCTAGTCCAGCATCAGCTGATGGTACTGCACTTGGTTCTGCTTCATTAGAATGGTCTGACTTATATCTTGCTGATGGTAGTGTAATTTATTTTGGTAATGATCAGGATATTACAATAACTCATTCACCAGATGCAGGACTTACCCTTGCTGGAACATTGGGCGTTGGTGCAATCACAGGCACATCAACTATACAAGGAACAACAATAACTGCAACAACTGCTGTAGTACCAGATGCAAGTGATGGTGCCACTCTTGGTTCTGCTTCATTAGAGTGGTCTGATTTATACATTGCTGATGGTGGTGTTATTTACTTTGGTGATGACCAAGAAATTACTTTAACTCATAATGCCGATGATGGACTTATACTAAAACACGTTGGAACTGGTGATGGAAAGGAACCTTCATTAACATTTCAAGCAGGCGATATTGATATTGCAGTAGATGATGTACTTGGTTCTATTTTCTTCCAAGCACCAGACGAAGGTGCTGGTACAGATGCTATTCTAGTTGCGGCTGGTATTGAAGCTGTATCAGAAGGTGATTTTAGTTCATCTAGTAATGCTACTAAATTAAGTTTTAAAACTGCATCAAGTGCTGCAGCAGCTGAAACCATGTTTTTAGGTTCTACCGGCAATCTTCAAATTTCTTCAGAGGTATCTGCGGAGTCATTTAGTATTCCCATAACTCTGAATGGTACTGATGGTTCTTCTACTGATGCTGGAGATAATATTGTTCTTGACGCAAGTGCATCAGGAGTAGATGCTGGTGAACGATTATTGTTTGAAGGTATACCTATCACAATTCCAGATAATTCTATAACTCTTGCCATGTTGCAACAGGGCGGCACTGATGGTCAAATTTTGACCAGTACAGGAGGGACTACTGCGCCAGCGTTTGAAGATGCCAGCGGCGGCGGATTTAATAGTTGGCAAATATTTGACTCTAATGGAACATGGACTAAACCATCAGGAATCAAGACGATTAGAGTTATCGTTGTTGGTGCTGGTGGCGGTGGTGGTGATGACACAAATGGCAGTGGCGGTGGAGCAGGAGGTACGGGTATCAAAGTTATAGATGTTAGTTCTATCGCTTCTGAAACGGTTACGATTGGCACTGGCGGTGGAGATGCCGCCAACGCAGCTGCTGGTGGAACGAGCAGTTTTGGCTCCCATGTTTCATGCACTGGTGGTGGCGGCGGAACATCAAGTTACGGTTATGCAGGAGCAGGCGGTGTAGGATCAAGTGGGGATTTCAACGCAAAGGGTGGGCGTGGAAATGTAGCTTACGGACAGAATTATGGTGGTGGACAAGGTGGAACGCCTGCTCTATATGGAGTGCATGGCGGTGGTTGCGGATATGGTCAGTGGCTTGCTGATACAGATGCTCAGTTCGGCGGTGGAGGCGGTGGTAACGGATACGGAACTTCTGGTTTGCATGGCGGTGACGGTCTGTGTATCGTAGAGGAGTACAAATAATGCTTTATGCTAGAATAGTTGATAATAAGGTAGCTGAAGTTATTGATGCTGGAGATAAAGACATTAATACGATGTTTACAGCAGAACTGGTTGCAACAATGGTGCAAGACCCAGACGGGGAAGCGGTTCAACAATCAGGATGGGATGGATCAAAATTTAGCGCTCCCGTTTCTAATGTACCTGATATTAACGAAGTACGATTAATTAGAAACCGGCGTTTGGAGAACTCTGATTGGTCACAAGTGAACGATAGTCAACTTTCTGAAAGTAAAAATACAGAGTGGAAGGTCTATCGTCAAGCTCTTCGTGATGTACCAGCTTCTCATCCAGATCATACTTGGCCGACGGAACCCAGTTAAATAGGACATAAAAATGGCAGCAATTATAACAGAAAAATTTAGACGACACAATTCTACTCAATTCTACGAGTCATTTAGTGAAGCGTCAAAGAATGTTTATTATCTAATGATTGGAAAATCTGCTCCATTTTCATCAGGAACTTCTGGTGGATCAGACGATTCACCACCTACCCCTGCTGATGATGTTGGTACGGAATTCTATACATGGGATCAAACAATTGCAGTAAAAAATATTGCTTCTACTGAAGTAAATTATGCGATTCCTCGTAGAGATTGGGCAAACAGTACGACATATGACATGTATGAACATAATGTCAGTTCTTCTAATACTACAACATCAGGTGCGTCAAATATTTATGATTCTACATTTTATTTTAGAACTTCTGATAACAGGATTTATAAAGTCATAGACAATAATGCTGGAACAGCATATTCTGGTTCAGAGCCTACTTCTACATCAACTTCAACATTTGTCTTGGGTGGATATACACTCAAATACATGTACACAATTAGTGCATCTAATTCAAATAAGTTTCTTACGGCAGACTTCATGCCTGTTGCAACAGACAGCACTGTAAGTGCAGCGGCAACGGATGGTGCAATAGAAAGTTTGGTCGTTACTGCTGGTTCTGGTTATACAAATGGAACATATTATGCAGCAGTATATGGAGATGGAACTAGTCAAGGTACATCATCTGGTGCAGTTATAAGAATTACTGTAAGTGGTGGTGCAATTGCTTCTTTTGGTCTGACTGCTGGTACGGATACTACCATTAATTCTGCTGGTGCTGCATATACATACGGAACTGTTAATCTTGGTTCAAGTTATACCTTCTCAGATTCAGACCTTTCATCTGCTTCTTCTATGGGAAGTGGTACGGGTGGAGCAGTAGCTGTTGTAATTAGTCCTAAAGAGGGACATGGAAATGATGCAGTTAATGAGTTAGGTGGACATTATGTTATGATGAGAGCCACACTTACTGGTGCAGAGGCTGATGACGTTCTTGCTGGAAACGATTTTAGAAACATTGCTATTATTACTGACCCAACAACCTATGGTACTTCAACAGTTGCATCGTCAACAACGTATCGTCAGACTTATGCATTAAAACTAACTTCTGTATCTGGAACATTTACTGCTGATGAAAAGATATCTCAAGCATCTACTGGTGCGATAGGTAAAGTAATAGAGTGGGACAGTACGCTTTCAATTCTTTATTATCATCAGGAAAGATATGGTGATTATGGAACCAATAGTACAACTGGTGCTTATGTTGCCTTCTCTGGTGCTAATGCAGTAACAGGAGCAAGTTCATCTGCAGCTGGAACACCTGATGCAACAGCGGATACCGCTGTAACTCTTGCGAATTCCAATACTATCACGTTTTCTGATGGGTACGCAAATCCAGAACTGCAACCCGATAGTGGTAATATAGTTTATCAGGAAAATAGAAAACCAATTAGTCGGGCTACAGACCAGACTGAAGATATCAAAATCATTGTGGAGTTCTAAAGTATGGCTCAAAAGACAGACCTTAATGTAGCACCATATTATGACGACTTTGATTCATCTAAGAATTATGTAAAATCTCTTTTCCGGCCAGGATTTGCAATTCAGGCAAGAGAACTTACACAACTACAATCTACACTTCAAAATCAAGTCGCAAGATTTGGTGAACATATATTTAAAGAAGGTGGTATGGTTATACCTGGCCAGGTCAGTGTTTTTCCCAATTATCATTCTCTGAAACTTGCTTCGACATTTGCTACTGAAACAGTTGATCCAGAACAGTATTATAGTGCTACAACTCCTGTTATTATTACAGGTGTTACAACTGGTGTTACTGCTCAAGTAGTTGGATATAATGTTGCGTCAACCACAGATCAACCAACTTTATTTTTAAAATATATTAAAACTGGTACTGATGCAATAGAAAAAGTTTTTGAAGATGGAGAAAATATTACTGCAAATGCTGGAATAACACATACCACATCATATTCTAGTGGTATTGCATCTGCAACAACGTATACTTCTTCATTTAGTGTTACAGATAGTACCGTAACTACAGCACAATTTAGGGGTTCTACTGGGCCCGCCGCTGCTTCAGGTGTTGCTGTTGATATTCAAGCTGGTGTTTATTTTATTCGTGGTCATTTTGTAGAATGTGCTGAAGAAAGATTAGTTATTAGCAAATATGATCCAGAGGTAAGTTTTCGTTGTGGATTTGCGATTACTGAAACTTTGGTTACACCCGAAGATCAATCAAGTCTTTTGGATAATGCTACAGGTTCGTCAAATTATGCTGCCAAAGGTGCTCATCGTTTACAATTTTCTTTGGCATTGAAAAAACTAGACTATGATGCTACAGCAGATAGTAATTTTATTGAATTAACCTCATATAATCGTGGTACTATACAAAGTATAACTCGTAATACTGAATATAATATTCTGGAAGAAACTATTGCTAGAAGGACTTATGACGAGTCTGGGGATTATACTGTTCGACCATTTCAACTTGTAATGAAGGAAAATACAACACTGAACAAAAATATTGGTGTATATACTTCTGGTGACACGACAGATGATGGAAATGTTTCTAGTAATGCATTGTTAGCATGTCAGGTATCAACTGGTAAAGCATATGTTAAGGGTTATGAGATTGAAAAAATTGCTGCAACATTTAAAGACATTAATAAGGCAAGAGATGTAGAAAATGTTAATGCTGGTATTACAACATTTGACTTAGGAAATTACACAGTCATTAATAATGTTTATGGTACACCTGATATAACTGCAATTTCTGGAGAGTCAACCGCATATAAAACTATAAGTTTGTATGATCATTTTATAAGTACTGATGGAGCGGTTCCTACTAGTGGTGGACTTTCGCCCGAACCCATTGGCCAATGTAGAGCTAGAGCTATAGAGTATGACTCTGGTACTATAGGTACTGATGATGCAAGATATAAGATTTATCTTTTTGATATCAAAATGTTTACTTTCCTTACTCTTAGTGGTACGCCAAGTCCAACTTTGATTGCTAATTATGCAACTGGTGGTATAAAAATAACTGGTGTTGATTCTGGTGCTACAGGTTATGTTGTAAATAATATTGCTACTACATCTGGAACAAAAATAACTGTAATTAAAACTTCTGGTAGATTTTCTAACGGAGAAAAATTTACAGCTTCTGATTCTGCTGAAACTAGTTCAATTGTAGAAGATTCAGGCAATACTGATTTGACTTTGGCTTCTGTTGGTGGTTCTAATGCTGATGATACAAGGACTTTTGAACAAGTTCGTTCTATGGTTATGGTAGATGCTTCTGCCGCTGCACAAAATTTCACGGCAGATTTGATTCAAGAAACCCCACAGCGAAGAGCAAATATTATTAATAATTTGACATTAGACGGAACAGATGCTGGTGGTGCTAATGCAAATAATACTTTTACTCAGGATGTAGGTGACGATGATCCTTCTGGTGGAATTATTATGGAAAATCCATTAATTCCAAGACTTGTTAGTCCTGAGAAAAATAATGCATTAGAAAAACTTCCAAAGCAAGTTATTAAGACTCTTTTAACCACTAATAATTCTGGAGCATCTGATACACAATATACTGTTCGTAGACAGTTTATCGGAACAACTAATGCTTCTGGTATTGTTACATTTAATGCGAGTACAAATGAAACTTTTGTATCACATGTTGAAAAAGATTATGTAATGTCAATCCTTACTGCCGGTGGTGGTAGTGGAATTGTTGGCCAACTTGTTAGTATTGCTGATACAGAAAGTGGGACAGGAACAGCTTCTCTTACGATTACTGATTCAACTGTTTTGGGTAGTGCTGCAAAAGTTAAACTTAGTGCAACTATTCTCAAAACAAGTGTAACACAGAAAAATAAAACAACTAAACTTATGAAACAGATGAAGGTTGTGTCTGGTACAACTGATGCATATGGTACTCGTCCAACGGACAGAGATATTTCTTTAGGTCGTGCTGATGCATTTAAGCTGGTAGGTGTTTTTGACTCACAAGATGCCTCTACTGATGCTGTTGCACCTACTCTGACTTTGACTACAATAACAGGGACATTTACCAGAGGGGAAAAGATTACAGGTGGTACAAGTGCTGCTACTGCTAGGATTATAAGCACATCTAGTCCTATGAGTTTTGTTTCAACAAATAGTTTTTCTTTTACTGCTGAGACAATAACAGGAGACAGTTCTGGCGCAACAGCGACAGTTACAGCAACAACTGACGGTGATATCGTCATTACATCAAAATATTTACTTGATACGGGCCAGCGTGATAATTATTATGATATTGCAAGGATTGTAAGAAAGAGGAATCAAGCAGCACCTATAGGAAGACTTCTTGTTGTTTATGATTATCTTGAACATGGTGCTGGAGATATGTTTACGGTTGACTCTTACAGTGATATTGCAAAACAAATGGAATATGATGACATTCCAATATATACTGCATCAAAGATTGATGTAGATGAAGCAGAACCATCAGGTAAATTTCCGTTATATGATTGTTATGATTTTCGTCCAAGAGTGGATGATGTTACAGGAGCATCTGCAACGCTGTCAACGGTTGACGAAATAACAGGACAATCCTTTAATTTTTATAGTAGAACATTTGGAGGAATCGGCGGTACGACTGTAGATATTCCAAAACCCGGCTCTTTCATTCAAGCAGATTTTGAATATTATCTTCCTAAATTTGCATCTTTGATTTTAACTAATCAGGGAGATTTTAGAATAATTGAAGGTCGAAGTGCTGAAAATCCACTATTACCGAAAGTTCCAGACAATTGTATGTTAATTGCTACTATGTTTATTCCGGCATATACTTTCCTACCAAGAAATGTGTCAATAAGAAAAGTAAAGCATCAAAGATATACTATGAAGGATATTGGTAAGATTGCTAAAAGATTAGATCATGTTGAGTATTATACAGCTTTAAGTTTATTGGAAAGAGATGCTGAAAGTTTTGAAGTCACTGATGCTAACGGATTGAACCGATTTAAATCTGGGTTTATTGTTGATAATTTTAAAGGTCATCGTATTGGTGATACTGTACATAGAGATTATAAAAATTCTATGGATTTTGAACTTGGTCAATTACGGCCAAAACATAAAGCAAAAGCTATTGATTTAATAGAATCAACTTCAACTGATGCGGTAAGAACTGCAGCTGGTTATCAAAAAACTGGTGATCTAATTACTCTTCCGTATACAGAAATAACATTAACAGAACAACCTTATGCTACGAGAACAGAAAAACTTAATCCTGTTATATCCTCTCAATGGCTGGGAAATATAACATTATCGCCAGAATCTGATACATGGTTTGAAACTGAAATTATACCAGAACTAGTAATTAATGAAGAAGGTGATTATGACGCAGTTTTAGCTCAAGAAGCAAACAATCTTGGTTCTATTTGGAATTCTTGGCAAACTCAATGGTCAGGTGTTGTTGAAACACGAACTGATAATTGGACAGAAGGTGGAACACAATTTTCGCCTGACAGATTTGACGTAACAAGAACTACGGAAACGGTGAGAACAGATCAAACGAGAACTGGTGTTGATACTCAAGTTGCACTTAGAGTTGACAGAGAATCACAGGGTTTTAGAGTTGTCTCAACAACAGCCATTCCAGTTGTTCGCTCAAGAAGTGTAACTTTTACAGGTGAAGGATTTAAACCTAACACCAGATTGTATGCGTTCTTTAATAAAACTGATGTTAATGCTCATGTTACGCCTGCAAGTACAGATTATACTACTGACTCAACTCCTGTAGCTGAAAGTCCTCTGGTTACAACTGCAACAGGTAAAGTGGAAGGGACATTTCTAATACCTGATCCAACAGTTGATGGTAATCCTCAATTTAATACAGGAGATATTGAGTTTAGACTTACTTCAAGTGACTATAATGGTATAGTTAGTACAGAACAGCGCCCTGGCACAGCAGGAGCCACAATATACTCTGCAATTGGAATGTTGGAAACAGAACAAGAAACGATTATTGCAACAAGAAATGCTACTGTTACGAGAACTGATTTATCACAAGAAACTTCTTTCAACACCACTCAAACAAATGATGTTCGTGCATTAACAGGTAATTGGAATGATGAACAAGCAGCAATTGCTGCAGCACAAGCGGCCGCCGCAGCTGCAGCACGACCAACACCCAATAATCAATCTTTCGCGGTGCCATGGCAACCGCCACAAAGTTTCCCAAACACCTCTACGATGGGCGGTTGTTTCACAGTTGGAACACCGATTATTATGGATGATCATACATTGAAAAATATTGAAGATGTGAAAGTTGGAGATAGAGTTCATAGATTAGATGGTGAGTCGAATGAAGTTCTTGCACTTCAGCCTAATATATTTACTGGTGGACGTAAATTAGGTTCTATCAATGGTGGTGAACACTTCTTTACTGAAGACCATCCTCTTAAAACACCCGATGGTTGGAAATCAATTAATGCTAAAATGTCAAACCTAAAATACAATATCGTCGGGGAAATTGGAGAATTGCGTATAGGTGATACTATTATTGGTCATGCTGGAGATGATACTGTTATAACTTCAATAGAAACAAAAGAAGTCCCTGATGATACACCTATTTACAATTTTGAATTAGATGGTGATCACGAATATTTTGCTAACGGTTTCTTGGTTCATAATAAGAGCTCCAGCTGTTTCTTACCTGGCACCTCAATGACAATGGAAGACCATACAACTAAAAATGTTGAGGATATAGAAGTTGGAGATAGAGTTCATGGTGAAGGTGCAAATATTAATACTGTTCAAGAATTGCTTTATCCCTTTACAGATGGACGTAGAGTAGTATCTATAAATGGTGGTAATTATTTTACTACTGAAGACCATCCATTATTGACTACTGATGAATGGAAATCATGTAACAGTGAAATGTCACAAGAAAGATATCCAGAACTTAATGTTGGCCAATTAGAGGTCGGTGATGAAATAAAAAGCCATCTTGATAAAGTCATTAAAGTAGAAAGTATTGATTTAAAAGAAGTTCCTTATGATACGCCACTACATAACTTTACACTTGATGGTGATCATACTTATATTGCAGATGACTATGTAATGCATAATAAAGACCCATTAGCTCAAACATTTACGATGGAAGGTGATGCGTCAGGCACAGGATTATTTATCACTTCCGTTGATATGTACCATCAAGCAAAAGATGATGTTCTTCCTGTAACGATGGAGTTAAGAAATGTTGTAAATGGATTTCCCGGCCCCAAAGTTTTACCCTTTGGTCGAATAGTAAAAAATCCAGCAGATATTAATATTTCTGATACTGCTGCTACAGCAACTACATATACATTTCCTTCACCAGTTTATGTAGAATCGGAGACTGAATATTGTATTGTTGCAAGTTGCAATACGGAAGCACATAAGGTTTGGATTGCCCGAGTGGGCGAAACTGATATTAATGGTATACGAACTATATCTGAACAACCTCATGTTGGTATTCTGTTTAAGTCACATAATAATACTGGATGGTCAATGAGTCCGATGGAAGATATGAAGTTCACTGTGAAATGTGCTAATTTTTCTACTACTGCTGGTGTTTTAACACTAACGAATGATGATGTTCCAACACAGACTTTAGCTAAAGACCCACTTATTATTACTGATGCTAGTACTACGATGAAAATTAATCATCTCAACCATCATATGCATGCTACAAATAATAATGTGACAATTTCTGGAGTCAAGTCTCCAGCGACTACAACTTTGAATGGCGCAATTAATTCCACAGCAACTACTTTGACATTAACTAGTGGAACTAATTTTGATGATACTTCTGGAATATATTCAAAACTAGCCAATGGTCTTTGGTATATTAAAATTGATGATGAGATTTTAACATATACCACCATTAGTACTAATGCTGTATCGGGCCTTTCAAGAGCCGTGGATAGTACAACTGCTGCGGAACATGCTTCTGGTGCAACAGTAGAACTTTATCAAGTACATAAAGTACCATTTACAGAAATTAATAAGACGCATACTTCAATTGCAAATTCAGAAATTGATAGTTATACTTTGACTTTATCTACAACTCCTGTAGTTGATGGGTCAGGTAGTCTCTCTTCAATTGGTGGTTCAGTTGTAGTTGCAACAGAAAATGCAATAATGGATGTGTTTTCAACACTTATTGGTATAATGGAATTGCCGGGCACTTCTCTTGCTGCTGAGGCCTTGGTGGTTAGAGCGACAAGTCCATCAGGTAGTCAGACTTCGTTTGAAAATACCCGTGATGATGAACTTGTACCGACAATTAAATATCCATTGAATGATAATTATAAGTTTGAAGTTCCTTATATGGTATGTTCAGCGATTAATGAGACAAATGAATTATCTTCACTAAGGTCATTTGAAACTCAAATTACAATGAAAACAGATACAGCGAGAATTTCTCCTGTTATTGATCTTGGTAGAACATCTATGATTGCAGTTGCAAATAGAATTAATAATATAGATTCGTCATCTGATGTATATCCCACATCTGGACATGTTGGTTCTCTTGCTGCAGAGGGTGATGAAAACGCTGCAATTTATATCACAAAACAAGTCACATTGGATAACTTAGCAACAGGAATAAAACTTTTATTTGCTGCTCACCGCCCATCTACAAATGATATTAAAGTGATGTATAAAATTTTGCCGGTTGATGAATCTGAAGATTTTGATAATTTGGGTTATACTTACTTTAATAGTGATGGTTCTCCTGATGCTACTGTATCAGCATCTGCTTCTATTAATGATTTTCATGAATACGAGTATACCGCTGGTGTAACTGATGAAGGTGTTGGTAATTCTTTGCAAGAGTTTATATCTTTTCAGATTAAAATCATTATGCAGGGAACTAACTGTGCAGAACCACCTAGAATTAAAGCAATGAGAGCTATAGCATTAGGAACATAAAATGGAAAGATTATATAAGCAGGTTGAGGGTCATGCTGATTTAGTGAGAGATTCCAAATCTCACGCTATTATTAATCGTAATGCTGATGCATATGAACAAGCAAAGAAACGAGCTGCAGCTGCACAAAGACAAAGAGATGAAATACGAGATACAACCAGAGAAATAAATCATCTCAAATCAGAAATGCATGAGATTAAACACCTTCTAAAAGAACTATTGGTTAGTCATTCTTAACTTGGAGGGAGATTGCTGAGGTTAGTTTACATATAAATATGTAGAAAAGGAAGATAGTATGGCAACGCCTTCAACAAAAGCTACATTAAAAAGTTACTGTCTCAGAGCCCTAGGGTTTGGAGTTATTGATATTAACGTATCCGATGATCAGGCTGATGATCGTCTAGATGAGGCACTCCAATATTTTGCTCAATATCACTACGATGGTATTGAGAAAATGTATTTAAAACATCTTGTAACTTCTGATGAAGTAACACGAGCTCGTTCTAACGCATCGACTACTGCAACTGATACTGCCGACAGTTCAATCACTGCCACTTGGAAAGAAGGAAAGAACTTTATTCCAATTCCAAGTTCTGTTGTGTCTGTTGTGCAAGTATTTCCATTCACCGATACTGGTGCCGGAAGTAATATGTTCGATATTCGTTATCAGTTGCGATTGAATGATTTATTCGATTTTTCCTCGACATCTGTTATTCAATATCAAATGACAATGGACAATATTGATTTATTGGAACACATACTTGTCGGTGAAACTCCTATTCGTTTTAATCAACACCAAAATCGTCTTTATGTTGATATGGATTGGGAAAATGATGTTACAGCTGATGTTGATTATATTATTATTGAATGTTATCGTAAACTTGACCCTACCACATACACAGATGTTTATGATGACATTTATCTAAAAAGATACGCAACCACTCTTCTCAAAAAACAATGGGGAGCAAACCTCAGCAAGTTTAATGGTGTAACCATGCTTGGTGGTGTTACCATGAATGGTGAACAGTTATATACTCAAGCATTGGAAGAACAAAATAAATTAGAAGAAGAAATTCAACTTGCATTTGAACTGCCAATAAATTATATGATAGGATAACTCATGGCAGTTAATACAGCATTCCATACAAGCAATCTTCATTCCATTGCAACAGAAAGAAATTTATATAGTGACCTCATAAAGGAGGCCATACAGATTTATGGCCATGATGTTTATTATATGGATCGTGATCTTGTAGCAGAAGATACAGTATGGGGAGAAGATTCTCTTTCTAAGTTTAGAACACAACATCCCATAGAAATGTATATGGAAGATGCTGACGGTGGATTTGCTGGTGAAAAAGAATTGATGAATCAATTTGGTCTGCAAAATTTAAGTGAAGCAACCTTTGTTGTTAATAAAGAAAGGTTTCAAGAATTAGATAGACAAATACAAATTCAAGATGCAACAGATACTAGTTCTAGTGGTTCAATACAATTAGAAGCTGGAAGCACAGATCAATCATCATTATCATCAACATTAAGTACAGCTACACAAAGTTTTATTTTTGACGAAAGTGGAGAGAAGGTAGTTTTAGAAGATGATAATACAGGAAGAATATTATCTGAAGAAAGTGGTAATGAGTTTTATATTGTTTTAGATACAGCTGCAACGGACTCTGATCGACCACAAGAGGGTGATGTAATTTATCATCCAGTTCTGGATAAGATGTTCCAGATAAACTTTGTGGATCACGATGAACCATTTTATCAGTTAGATAATAATCCTGTCTACAAGATGAGATGCCGTCTGTACGATTACAGTTCTGAAATTATTGATACTGGTATTTCAGATATTGATGCGATTGAAAGTGAACAATCACAGGACGCACTTATATATCAATTTACTATGGAACAGTCTTCAGCAGTTACAGAAGATATTCGATTGGAAGTTGGCACTGATGATGATGTTGCTTCTGGATTACTACTTGAAGAAACAGATGGTGATAATATACTTGGTGAAAGTGATAGCACTTCTGTTGGTGAAAGTATTCTACTTGAAAATCCTGCTGATAGTGGTGATGATGCATATCTGATACAGGAAGACTATATAGTAGGAGACTTTGATCAAGACAAGACATCTCAAAATGAAATGTTTGAAATTAAGAGTAGAACAGTTTTGGACTTCAGTGAATCAAATCCATTTGGAGATGTAGGGAGCAGTTCATAATGTTAGGACAACAATTTTATCACGAAACAATACGAAACATTGTTATTGCTTTCGGTACGATGTTTAATGATATTCAGCTTGTTCGTAAAGACAATTCTGGAACAATAACACAAACCATGAAGGTTCCTCTTGCGTATGGTCCAAGAGAAAAGTTTCTTGTGCGGTTGCGTGAAGATGCAGATTTGACAAAACAGGTTGCAATTACTCTTCCTAGAATTGGTTTTGAAATTCAAAATCTTTCATATGATTCTGCCCGAAAAATGAGTAGAGTTCAACGATTTAAGAAAGTAAAGGGAGCAAACACAAAACAATTAGACACACAGTATATGCCTGTTCCATATAATCTTGAATTTGAATTATATGTTATGGCAAAACAATCTGATGATGCTCTGCAAATTGTAGAGCAGATACTTCCTTATTTTCAACCAGATTATGCATTAACTATTAATGATATGGCTGATATGGGTATCACTAGAGATATTCCTATTGTTTTGGGCAATATTGGATATGAAGATAGTTATGACGGTGAATTTACTACTCGTAGAGCATTAGTATATACGTTATCATTTACTACTAAATTCTATCTATACGGACCAGTAACTTCTGCTAAAGTTATCAAAACTGTGCAAGTTGATCAGTATACAGACTTGCCAGATAAATCACCAAAACGTGAACAAAGATATAAAGTTACTCCAAGTCCTTCAACTGCTGATGCTGATGATGATTTTGGATTTAATGAAACAGTTTCTTTCTATCAAGACGCACAAGGTTATAATCCAGAGACAGGTGAAGATGATAATAAATCATGATGACGAAAGATTCTAGATTAAGAATTGATAAAGAGCTCGGTGTTATAGATAAAATTGTTCCTAAGATTATACCCGATAATTCTGAGGTTGTACCCTATCAGGCTGAGGGTGGGGATGATATAGAAAAAGACTATGAATACCAAAGGGAAAACTTTTACAATTTGGTTGAAAAAGGTTCATCTGCAATAGATGGAATACTTGAACTTGCAAAAGAAAGTGAGCACCCCAGAACGTATGAGGTGGCTGGAAATCTTATCAAACAGGTCGCAGAAGTAACTGAAAAACTAGGCGATTTGCAAGAGAAGATGCGTAGATTAAAAGAGGTGCCAAGTAATGCACCTAAGAGTGTTACTAACGCACTATTCATTGGTTCTACTAAAGAACTTCAAACTATGTTAAAGGATAAATTAAAGGATGAAAGTAATTGATAATGTAAAAAGTAAAGACATGTGGCCTACAACCACATATACTTTTACAGTTAATAATATTGATAATGAATATGTAAAAAATAAAGTTTTAGAAAGAGAACAAAAAGGTTTAGGATTTCGTTTTGACCCAATACAGGGTGGTGGTTGGCAAAGCAATAAAGACTTTCTTGACTACGAATTTTCTTTTTTGAAACAATCTCTTCTTGTTGGCGTAAATGAAATTTTGAGTCAGATTTATGTTGATGATGCCTCTATTAAAATGATTAATAGTTGGGCAAACATAAGTCGTAAAGGTGAATGTACTATGCCTCATATTCATGAGGAATCTAATTGGTCTTGCGTTTATTATGTTACACCGACAGAGGATGCAAATCTTTATCTTAAAGACCCCAGACTATTAGAATATATGGATAAGTCTCATCATTATTTGAAACAGCCATACGCAAATATAATTAGAAAAAGACCATTTGATGCAGGCGAAGCAATACTTATTCCAAGTTGGTTAGAACATGGTGTTGGTGTTGGAACTAAAGATGCGATAAGAATAAGTATAGCAAGTAACTTCTTAATAGAGGGTTAGAAATGGAAACATATCTAGGTAATCCTAATCTAAAGAAAGCCAATGTCGCTCAAGAGTGGACAAAGGAAGAGGTTGAGGAATATGCTAAGTGCATGAATGATCCTCTGTATTTCATACAGGAATATATTAGAATTATTTCTCTAGACCTAGGCCTTATTCCATTTAAGCTTTACGATTTTCAGAAGGAAATGGTAGGGACATTCCATAATAATCGGTTTACTATCTGCAAACTTCCTAGACAATCTGGAAAATCTACTACTATCATTGCATATTTGTTACATTATGTTTTATTCAATCCATCAGTGAACGTAGCAATTCTTGCAAACAAGGCTGCAACTGCGCGAGATTTACTAGGGAGGCTACAACTCGCATACGAGAATTTACCCAAGTGGTTACAACAGGGAGTAATGACATGGAATAAGGGGAGTCTAGAACTTGAAAATGGGTCTAAAATTTTAGCATCATCCACCTCTGCCAGTGCTGTTCGTGGCGGATCATACAATATTATATTCTTGGATGAGTTTGCTTATGTGCCAGCAAATGTTGCCGAACAGTTCTTTTCTTCAGTTTATCCTACAATAAGTTCTGGTACGACAACTAAAGTGATGATTGTTTCTACCCCACATGGTATGAATATGTTCTATAAGTTGTGGACCGATGCAGAGAACGAAAGAAACTCATATATTCCTATTGAGGTGCATTGGAGTGAAATACCTGGCAGGGATGAGAAGTGGAAAGAAGAAACAATCAAGAATACTTCAGCATCACAATTCAATACAGAGTTTGAGTGTGAGTTTCTTGGGTCTATTGATACATTAATTACACCACAAAAGTTAAGAACAATGACATATAAAAATCCCAGGCAATCAAATGCTGGATTGGATTTATATGATAAACCACAAGAGGGACATACTTATGTGTTGACAGCTGATGTTTCTCGTGGCACATCAAATGATTATTCTGCATTTTTGGTGTTTGATGTATCAGAAATGCCTTATAGAATTGTTGCAAAATATCGAGACAATGAAATTAAACCGCTAATATTTCCTTCTAAAATATATGATATTGCTCGAGCATACAATCAAGCATTTGTACTTATAGAAATAAATGACATTGGTGAACAGGTTGCAACTACTATGCAGTTTGACTTGGAGTACGACAACCTTATTATGGCTTCTATGCGTGGACGGGCGGGACAAGTCCTTGGAGGGGGGTTCTCAGGTGGCCGAGCTCAATTAGGAGTAAGAACTACCAAAGCAGTAAAAAAAGTTGGTTGTTCTAATCTTAAACAATTAATAGAAGATAACAAATTAATAATAGAAGATTTGGATATTATTAGTGAATTATCTACATATATTGTGAAGGGACACTCCTTTGAAGCTGATGATGGTTGTACAGATGATTTAGTTGCATGTTTATTTTTATTTGCATGGACTAGTGATCAGACATATTTTAAAGAATTAACTGATATGGATGTACGACAAACCATGATGAGAGAACAACAAGATGCTCTAGAACAGGATATGGCCCCATTTGGATTTGTTGTTACAGGACTAGAAGATGAAAATATTGGAGAAGTTATAGATGAATATGGTACTAGATGGAATCCTGTAGTGCGAGATTATGGTTCAAACTGGTAAAAACTAAATAAATTCAATTAAATCGTTATCTGCTTTAATCCAACAATTTGAACATAATATGGTGGAGTTACCTACCAGATGAAATATTTCTTTACGACTTTTATTATTAGTACCAACTCGCTTTGTTAATTTTCGTATTTCTGAATCATGAGGATAGAATTTGAGACATATAGTTTCACTCTCTCCACAATGGTTACATGACTTATCTGATAAGAATTCGTTAAGTAGAATGATTCTTTTTCGATAATTTCTACGAGCTACCTTCTTTATGGTATCTTTATACTTCTCATAATGTGCGTTTGTCATGGGATTATTTATATGTTATAACACTTATAAAAGAGGATTTTTGGAAACTCATTTTTTATAAATATTAATGAAATACAAAAAACACTCTTAATATAAAGGAGTAATGATATGAGCTTTTTAGTTTCACCTGGCGTACATGTTAGAGAAATTGACCTTACAAATGTAATTCCTTCAGTTCAAACCACTATTGGTGCGATTGCTGGTGCGTTTGAAAAAGGTCCAATATCCTCTGTAACATCAGTCAGTTCAGAAGAAGAATTGATTGCTATTTTTGGTAAACCCAAGACAACTAGTAATCAGTTTGAAAATTGGTTTGCAGCTGCAAATTTCTTGCAATACTCAGATCATCTTAAAGTAGTTCGTTGTGAATCTGCAACGGTTAATGCTGGTGCGAATAGTGGTATTCTTATTCGTGACGATGACCATTATGAAGCATCTTTCAGTACAGGACAGGGTTCGCATGGTGAGTGGGCTGCCCGTACTGCTGGTACTTGGGGTAATTCAATCGGTGTTCAGATTTGTTCTACTGCAACAGGATACGAGCAAGTGACTGATACGTCAAATCAGTTAACCAACGGCGCTGCCTCGGCTGGCGCTAATTCAATTACGGTTGATAACGCAGATGAGTCAGGACATGCATTTAACGTAGGAGATTTAATCTCTTTCTTTTCAGATACTTCTGCTACAGTGCCAATTGATGAATTTAATGAATATGAGGTAACAGTTGTTAATACAACATCTAATGCATTAACAATTCGTCTAAAAGATGACCCAAATGGTGGCGGTTTGCAAAATGCTATTGCAGATAATTCGTATATAAGGCGGAAATGGAAATATCACGACTTGTTTGCAGGCGCGCCTGGACAATCTCAATGGTCAAAAGACAACGGCCGCGGTATTGGTGATGAAATGCACATTGTTGTTTATGATACAACAGGTGATATCACTGGATACGATGCTGATGTTGTTGGACAGAGAACTTCTAGTGTTATAGAAACCTATGCAAATGTGTCAAAAAGTTCAGTGGCAAGGACTGCTCAAGGTAGTAGCAATTACTATGCAGACGTAATTTTCAGAGAATCAAATTACATTTACTGGACTGATCATATTTCTGCTGGTTCAAATTGGGGTACAGATACAACGACTACTTATACAGTTGTGCATCCAATCACAATTGATTCACTTACAGGTGGAACAGATGATCTTGCTCCGTCTGCTGGTGAACTGACACTTGCCTATGATAAGTTTGCAGACACAGAGTTGCATGATATTAATCTTGTAATTGGTGGTAAAGGTGGTGGTGCTGGTGATACAGCTGCTACTCAAGACACTCATGTAACAATGATTACAGACCTTGTTGAAATTCGTAAGGATTGTGTGGGATTTGTTTCTCCATATCGTTCTGCGACTGTTGGTGTTGCAACCTCTTCAGCAACTGCGGCCAGAGCAATCAATAATGTAAAGACGGCGTTTGATCTTAACCCATCATCGTCTTACATGGTTTACGATAGTGGATACAAATACATGTATGACAAGTATAATGATGTATATCGGCATGTTCCATTATGCGGTGATACTGCTGGACTTTGTGCATACACAGATGGTGTTGCTGATCCTTGGTTCTCTCCCGCTGGTTATAATCGGGGTAATGTGAGGGGTGCAATTAAATTGTCCTTCAATCCAGATAAGGCAGCAAGAGATATTCTTTATCAGGCTAGGATTAATCCTGTTGTCAACTTCCCAGGCCAAGGCGTAACACTCTTTGGTGATAAGACTGCTCTTGCGAAACCAAGTGCTTTTGATAGGATTAACGTAAGACGTTTGTTCTTGGTTCTTGAGAAAGCAATTGCAACTGCTGCTAAATACATGCTCTTTGAGTTCAACGATGAGTTTACACGGGCACAGTTCCGTAACATGGTTGAACCTTTCTTGCGAGATGTACAGGGCCGTCGAGGTATCTTCGATTTCAAGGTTGTATGCGATAGTACAAACAACACAGGTGAGGTTATTGATCGAAACGAGTTTATTGGAGATATCTACATTAAACCTGCCAGATCAATCAACTTCATTACACTAAACTTTATTGCAGTAAGAACTGGTGTATCGTTTAGTGAGGTAGGAGGTTAATCATGGCTGCTATAGACAATTTTAAAGCTAGTTTAATTGGTGGTGGCGCTCGTGCTAATCAATTTAAGGTAACGATTACTCCCCCGACAGGAATTAATATTGGACTTGATGTTGCTAGAACTTCTTTTCTGGTAAGAGGATCAAGTCTTCCTGCCTCAACGCTGGGTGAAATTCCAGTACCATTTAGAGGAAGAGAAATATATATTGCTGGAGATAGAACAACTGCTGAAACTTGGAACACAACTTTCTTGAATGATACGGACTTTATGATTCGTAATGCGATGGAAAGGTGGATTAACGGTATTAATGATGCTGCCGATGCCACTGGTGTTGTTTCTCCAGCTGCCTATCAAACTGATATGCAAGTAGAACATTTAGATCGAGATAACACAATTCTAAAAACTTATATATTCAGAAGTGCTTGGCCAACAACTGTTTCTACTATAGAGTTGACTTCAGAAGCAGCTGCAGCCATTGAAACATTCGATGTAACTTGGAGATATCAACACTTTGAGGCTTCCGGCGTAAACTTTTAATTTGAACCTACTAAATAGTGTAATACAGTAGGAGATATTATGGCAGAACTTTTTGGGTTTACAATACAAAGGGCGATTAAGGATACGGGTGGGGAAAAAACATTTTCCACCCCAACTCCTGATGACGGCACCATTGATGTTGCTGGTGGTGGTTTCTTTGGCCAAATTCTAGACACAGATGGTAGAGAACGATCCGATTTAGATTTAATTCGGCGGTATCGTGATATTGCTCAGCAAGCTGAGTGTGATACTGCTGTTGAAGATATCGTAAATGAGGGTATTGTTTCTAATCAAAATGATCAATCAGTAGAAGTTTCTTTAGATCGTTTACGTTATCCAGATAAAATTAAAAGAAAAATTCGTGCAGAATTTGATGAAGTTTTACGACTTTTACATTTTGAACAAAAAGGACATGATGTTTTTCGTCGGTGGTATGTAGACGGTCGTGTATTTTATCATAAGATCATTGATACCAAAAATCCAAGAAGGGGTATCACAGAGTTAAGATATATTGATCCAACCAAAATTAGAAAAGTCAGAGAAGTCAAAAAAGAGCTTGATGCCAAAACCGGCGTTGAAATGACGGAAAAGATTGCTGAATATTTTATATACAACGAAAAGGGATTGACTCCTGCTGGTATCGGGTCTGCTGGTCAAGGAATAAGGATAGCAGCGGATTCAATTACTTATATTCCCTCTGGTTTGATAGATGGTAATAGTGGAAGAGTTCTTTCTTATCTACACAAAGCAATTAAACCAGTAAATCAATTGAGAATGATTGAAGATGCGTTGGTCATTTATCGTATTTCAAGAGCACCAGAACGTAGGATTTTCTACATTGATGTTGGTAATCTACCTAAGATAAAAGCAGAACAATATCTCAAAGATGTAATGAATCGTTATCGCAATAAGTTGGTGTATGATGCAACAACTGGTGAGATACGAGATGATAGAAATCACATGAGTATGTTGGAAGATTTTTGGCTCCCACGCCGTGAGGGTGGTCGAGGCACAGAAATTTCAACATTGCCAGGTGGTTCTAATTTAGGAGAAATTGATGACATCACTTACTTCCAGCGCAAACTATACCGTTCACTTAACGTGCCAATATCACGATTGGAATCCGAAAGTGGATTCAGTCTGGGTCGAAGCACAGAAATTACCAGAGATGAACTTAAATTTACTAAGTTCGTACAACGAATACGAAAGAAGTTCTCCCCCCTATTCACAGACATCCTTAAAACTCAGTTACTACTTAAAGGAATAATTGCACCTGAAGATTGGCCTAATATACAAGAACATATTCAATATGATTTTCTTGCAGATGGTCATTTTGCAGAATTGAAAGATGCAGAACTTTTGGAAAATAGACTTAATCAATTACAGACAGTTGAAGCTTATATTGGTACATTCTTCAGTAAGGAATATGTATTGAAGAAAGTATTGCGTATGAATGATTCAGAGATTCAAGAAATGCGTGATCAGATTAAGAAAGAGATGGATACTGATCCAATAGATGGTGGAATTGTTGTACCTGATGGCGGAGATGGTATACAACGTATACCTGTTGATCCAATGGGTATGCCCATTGATCCAGAAATGCCAGCAGATGATAGAGCAAAAATGGCATTAGGTATACCACCCGAAGGTGAAGGTGAAGAACCACCCGAAGAAGAACCAGTAGAAGATGATAAAGAATTTTTTGTGAAGAAAGGAAGAAAAAAATGAGTAGAGAATTTGTAGATTCAATTCAAGGTGGAAATAATTTAGGAGCAGAAAAGGCTTTTAAAGATTCAATTGCTAACAAGGTCGGCGATGCATTGGAAGTAAAAAGAAAAGAAATATCTAAAACTTTTGTAGCTGGTGCTACAGGACATGCTATACATGTTACTACAGACCAAGAAGTTGAGGAAAACGAGGAGTAAAAATGTCAAAATCAAAAATTTCTATGTTATTAATTTTATTACTAATTATTGCCGCCGCCCTTGGTGCTTATTTTTATTATGATCAATCCGAACCTGTGATTGAGCAAATAATAGAACCTGATGTAAACGAGGAAATCAGAGGCTGATGGAATGAGTCAGACGTTTGAAGGTGTATACAAATCCGTAATAGAAAAGGATGAACATAAAAAATCTCGGCAGTATAAGAAATTGTCTCCGAAGATGAAGGGTGCTGTTGATCAAATTTTCGGAATTATGGATTCTAAACCTTCAGATTTCCTAAATACTTTTGAGAAAACTATGCGTGAAGTCGCAAAAAAGTTTAAAGTTCCTGAGAAAGAACTTATGAATTATTTTGAGAAAGAAATGTTATCAATATAGGAGTTAGAAAATGTCTTTTGCAACAAGAACATTGAGAGATACTGCAATGGGAACGGCCGGAGCTCAAGGTGGCCACGTCACTATCTTAGTTAATATTGATAATGATACAACTGCAACAAATGCTATCCTAGATGCAAGTGCTTTAGATGGTCATGCAAATGGAGCTAAATTACACATCAAAAGACTTTGGTGGGGTTTAGTACAAGGAACTGCTAATGATGATACAGGCCATGCTGCAATTATTGAACAGGGTGATTCAGATGTAACATTAATTGACCTTGCTGGAAGTGGACATTATGATGGAACTGCTGGGCTGATTAAATCTAATGCAACAAATACTGGCGCAACCTCTGGTGACATGGAACTATCTTGTCAAGGTACATCAGGTTTTATATTGATTGAGTTCATTAAAGATGAAAATTATACTGCATAATAAGGAATAATATCATATGAACACCGTAAAATTATTTACAGAAGCTGTAGATGAAGTACAATACATCACTGAAGCAAAAGAAGGTGGTGGTAAAAATTATAAAATTAAAGGTATTTTTCTACAAGCTGATATTAAAAACCGTAATGGTCGGGTATATCCTATGGAAATTCTTCAAAAGGAAGTTGCCCGATATAATAAGAAATTCATCAATGAAAGTCGTGCTTATGGAGAGTTAGGACATCCCGATGGTCCAACTGTTAACCTAGAGCGTGTATCTCATATGGTTACTGAATTGTATCCAGATGGTAAGAATTTTGTTGGTGAAGCAAAGATTATGGAAACCCCAATGGGTAAGATTGTAAAAAATATTATGAATGAGGGTGGTAAGTTGGGTGTTTCTTCTAGAGGCATGGGAAGCTTGAATCAAAAAAATGGTGCAAATTATGTACGAGATGATTTTTATCTTGCAACTGCTGCTGATATTGTTGCAGACCCTTCCGCACCGAATGCTTTTGTAGAAGGTATTATGGAGGGAAAAGAGTGGGTCTGGAATAATGGGGCCCTTATTGAGTCAGAACTTGTTGAATTAAAGCGGAAATTTGACGTTAAAAAGCGTAAAAGAGATGCAAAAGTGGAAGCTTTGGAGTTTGCAAAGTTCCTCAAAAAATTATAATTTATAAATATAGTATACACAAAGGTAAGGAGACAAACCTATGTCCGAAATAGATAAAACAATTGAAGAACTCGAAGCGGAAGTTCTTGCTGAACTTGAAGAAGCTTCTGAGAAGCCTTTAGGTAAGGCGAAAGACCTCGGCTTAGGTTCCAACAATGCCGATGAGGGTGTTTCTAAAGCGAAAGACCCTGCTCCTAATGTCGCTGGTGCTGATAAGAAAGAAGCCGTAAAGGGTGAGAAAGCAAAAGACTTGGGTGGTCTGGATGGTCAAGACGAAAAAGTTGATAAGGCAAAGGATAAGAAGGCCGACGCCGTTGATCAATCAGAGCATGAAGTTGGTAAGAAAGCAACTGCTGCAGCTAAAGCAGTAAGTGGCGATGCTCAACAGAAAGGTTCAAAATCAGCTGAGGGTCCGAAGAAATTGGCCGCCGGTGATGAAGTTGAACATAACGGCGAAGAGCTGGAGGAGAATAAAAAGATGACTAAAGCTCAGGCTCTAGAACAGATTGGTAAAATGAAGAAGGCAGACATCGAAGAGATGTTGGCTGCTCGTTCTGCTAAACTTGCTGAAACCGATAAGGCTGAAACAGAAGAAGAGTTGAAGAAGCTTGAAGACCAGAAGGCAGAGATTGACGAAAGAATTAAGAGTATTTCTGTCAAAGAGGATATGGAAGCGCTCATGGGTGCTGACGATAATCTCAGTGAGGAGTTCAAGGTTAAGGCCGCAACAATTTTTGAGGCCGCAGTAAAAACTAAGATTCGTTCAGAGATTGAGCGAATTGACGAACAAGTAAGGTCTGAGAAAGATTCTGAATTGGATACTTTCAAGGAAGAGCTTACTGAAAAGGTAGACACATACCTCAACTACGTTGTAGAGGAATGGACGAAGGAAAATGAGTTAGCAATCGAGCGTGGTTTGAAAGGCGAAATTGCAGAAGACTTTATTTCTGGATTGAAACAGTTGTTTGTAGATCATTATATTGACGTTCCAGACGAGAAGTATGACGTTCTGGAAGCTCAATCTGAGAAGATTTCCGAACTAGAAGGAAAGTTGAATGAGGCAATTCAGAAGAGTGTTGACCTCAATTCTTCCAATGAAAAACTAGTTCGTGAACAGGTCGTTTCCGAAATTTCTGAGGATTTGGCCGATACCGAAATTGAAAAGTTTAAATCACTTACACAAGATGTTGACTTTGGGAGTGAAGAGTCTTTCCGTGAAAAACTTGATACACTGAAAGAAAGTTATTTTCCGAAAACTCAACCATCAAGTACAAGTGAGGAAACATTTGGTGATGAAGATGGTAGCACCGCAAAGGACGTTGATACGACAGATGCCATGAAAACGT